AGCCATTTCTTCAGGAGAGTGTCCTCTATTATTAGATGTGAACACAAAAGGATCCTGAATTGCGCTGCCGCCCACACTATCAAACATTATTGCACAGCCTTCCGAACCCTGTCATATCTATACTGATCTCGGGTCTGCTTGCCCTCACCAAGATTCTTAAGCCATTGAATAGATTCAATGAACCTATCCGTGTATTCTTTTAAAATATCCGGCTCACCTTTCATAAAAAGGTACGCTTCGCACAAACTACCGTACAACAGGCAAAGTTCTGCGTTTGTTCCAATCCAGCTTGTTCCATCAGAGCTAACCGTTATTGAAACGGGACGGTAAAAATAATGCAACTCCATTGTGTAATCACTGTCTGGAGTGGGAGCTAGTAAAAAAGTGTCGTTGTCCCAATCCGCATAATATTTGGGAACACCTGTGGTAGTAGAGTTTGGCGTAAAATCCTGCAACATAGTGACTTGCTTATAAAACAAAAATTCTTTGTTAGAAGAATTTAAGACACTAAGAGAGTTCTGAGAAAGAAAATCCGTTGGTTTAGAAAGATACTCACTTCCCGAAGTGGTTGTTCCGGTAGAATTTTTTCTAAAAACATCCAACTGACATTCTTTAAGGATACGTTCTTCAGCGTTTAGGATAAATCGCGGTAATTGACCGACAAAAGTCGACTCTGAGTTTTGAGCGTATTCTTGTATGGCAGTTTTTAACGTAGTGAAGGTAAAAGCCATTCTATGCACTCACGGTTACAGGGCCAGCAGAAACATTTTCTCCTCCCCCTTGGGTATTTCCCGTTGTAGCCGTTCCGCTACTTGCAGAAAACGTATAACGATCATCATTAACTTTTGTAATCGAATAACCATCAGAGCTTTCTATTACTGAAGAAGAAAACCCATCAAAAGGAAATACGGAACGAAACCTGACCGTATCTCCCGTACTCCTTCCGTGTCCCGGCTCTGTTACAGTTATAACAGCAGAACCGCTAGATCCGGAACGAAATGGATTATCCATAAGCAATACAGTAACCTCTGGCTCCGTCCTGTCTGGTCGAGGATCCCGCAAAGCTTGGGGGTCACCAGCTTTTTTTACGGGGATTAATTGAGGCTGCTTAGATTCCCACTCATCTTTGCCTACAAGCATCCCGGTCCATTCTTTTCGCATGTCGCGAAGTCTATACGCAGCACCAGAACGATCTGAAATGCCCATGGCATACTTATTTGAAGCATACCTAGCCATTACGATACCGCACTTACAAAAGTATACGAAGGAACTAAGTTTAAGCTTGCCTTGTCTCTATCTTCTTCTGCGGCTCGGGTAAACTCTTCCTCATACAAACCTTTTAAAATCTGAATCCTTTCTGGAGCCCTTTTTAAAGATATGTAATAAGCTAACCCGGCTGCAAGGCAGGGATAAAACCGAAACGGAACCTGCATGGTATTTACGGAAGCATCAGCATCATCTATACGGACCAACCTGTCATAGATAAAGATATCGGTGTTGTTCTCAGGAGTGGGGTACACCTTAACCGTAGGAGTTATCTGTCGGTCCACATAAAATTGAATGGGACGACCAGTAGTGGATTTATTAGCCAAACTTAAATAGTCATCCCTACTTATACGTGCCACAGACAAATCTGAATTACTGCGTCTTACAACCCCGGAAAGTATATCTATAGTAGCTTGAACATCTTCTAGGCTTGGGCTGGACGATATGGTAGTGCTCGCCCCGCTAGTACCTCCGGTAATAGTTTCACCCGAAGTAAAAATTCCGGAGGGGACGGTCAACGTAACTGTTGTAGAAGTAGGCTTTGTAATTATAGAAGCGGTTACCGCACTAGCCCCACCTGTCAGCGTCTCTCCGACCGATAAACTGGCCGAACTTCCTACCGTAGCTGTAATAGTTCCTACTGGATAATCAGCAATTCCTGAAGCAACCGTTTGACTAACTTGTTTTATAGTCCAACGGTTTAAACCCCGGTTAGCCCAATCCGCAAACAAGAAATTTAAAGACCGACGAGCGGTTTCAGCATCGTACCCAGTACGAAACTCTAAACCGCAACGTTCAAACGCTTCTTCTACATAATCCGCTACATTGGGCTCAAAGTCTTTTGACCCGGAAACAGCCATGATATTTAAAACCTTTCCCCATTCCCAAAAAGCGTTTCTATATAAGCTCCCGCTTGTCTAAAAATCGTGACCACAACAACAGGTTTTTTAACCTATGCGTACTCTTTCACACAATAAAGTACCACTGAGTAGGTATCCCCACTAGAAGCACCGACTGTCGTAAACTTAATATCCCCAGTTTTTCCAGACGCCGCCGCAACGTTTGGAAGACCGTTGATATCTGCGTAGTCTAAAGTGTCCGAATAATCCGCAGGAAGCTCCGCTGCAATCACATTAGTCGAAGCATTCCAAAGAATTTTAACACCCATACCCACGTTGGAAAAAGAAATCTTCTTTAACCGGACCCCTGTGCAAGCTGTACCATCTTGCAACGAGGAAAGACTAGACACATCCACTTTAGTAACAGCCGACTCACCTGTGTTATCACTAGTGTTTGTGCAATAAATCACCGCTTCTTTAGGACCGTCAATTATTGTGGTAGTCGTTACAGCATCTGCCATAGCCTACTCCTTTATGATGCCCTGAAGAACAAGACTTTTTCGTTCAGAACTTCCAACAGGTGGCAAGTCTACAGCAGATTTTTTAGAAGCCGCCTTTTTAGACGGCTTCTTTTTAGGCTTTTCATCTACCCAAGCCTCATTTTCCGGTGTGCTTGGGTCATCCGCTACATACTTTCCAGCTTTTGTTCTGGCTCGGGTTCTAGCCATTTTCTATCTCCTAGAAGCTAGTCCCGCGATCTTGAGCAACCATGATATAATCAATTGCCATGGTTTTAGTACCAGTAGAATCACCTGAAATTTCCATAGCCGCCGCTGTCATATTTGCGGTAGGTACATTAGTGGTGTGTGTTCCTACTAATGTACGATTGATAAAAAATTGAACTTTGTCCGTTGAATTGCCTTTAGTTGCAATAAAACTAACCGTAACATTCGTTGCATCAGATAAATCAAAGCTACTGTCCACAGTGGTGTCGGTTTCCGTACCACCGGATTCAGTAATAATATGCGGAGTAGCGTCTCCATCATCAATCTGAAAACCAATTCGGTTAGCTGCGGCAAGGCAGTTCTCTGGATTTGTTGCAAAGTTTTCACAAACCCCAATGAACAGATCCATTTGATCCGCATCAGACATCTGGAACCGTGCTTCAAAATATAGACGGTTTCCTGCGGTGCTGGGAAGACCCCAGATTTCATTGCCTTGAATAGAACCACCATCATCATCAGTAGTTGCAGTAGAACTGAGCAACACAAAACCATTCAGAGTGTCTGCTTGAATTGCTACCGAGGCACCACTGTCTTTGACAACGGTCCAATCATTAGTGTTGTCGAACGCAACACCCGTAAAATCGTCCATGTAGACAGTTTGATCCGGCCAAGCCGCAACATTTAAATCTTGAAAGTTAGGCCGTGCTGCCGAAAACAATATCGGGCCGGAAAAGTGCGTATTCGCCATTTATTTGTTCCTTCTTACGAAAGGTATCGCCCTAGAGTCTTCGTAAGCGTCTGCTGGGCCAGTCGCTAGGGCTAATTTATCCCAGAAAACTTAAGTCTTAAGCCAAAGGATTGGAGGGGGAAAACCCCCTCCTTACCTTTTACGCTCCCGGTGACCCAAATATACCGCGAGGATCCGACCAACCAAACGCATAACGCTCTCTGGCCTTATACCGCACGTTACCTGTGTCAAAGTCGCCTTCCATTGAAGTACGAACTGCCGTCCGGTTAAATCCTTTTAAACCGTTAGGCGCATCCGTCTTAATGAAAAAGGCATCTGTGTCCGTCAAGAAATGGTTAACGGTATAGCCTTCCGGAAGCATCCCCATGTTCCGAACAGCATTAATATCGTTATCCGCAGTCCCCGGACGAAGAGTAGATTCAAGAAGACGATCCGCAGTAAACTGAAGTTCTTTAGGAACAATCAGCTTCATACCACGCACGGCAACTTTTAGACCTCGTTCATCCACAAATCCGGCAATGTCAATGAGGGCTTGCTCAAGGCTAGTCTCATTAAGATCTGCCGCAGTAGAAAGCTCGTTGCGGAAAGTGCTTCCGTTGGCAAGCGTATGAGCCGTGGAACAAAGTTCCAAGCCATCACCACCAGTGAAGCTACTGTCAAAAGCATTGTTAAGAACGGATGCCGCCTTAACCTGCTTTGTCTGACTCATGCTACGTGCGAGGGCTTTAGTGTAACGACTGGCAAGCCTGTCGTACAAATTATCCTCGATAGCCTCTTCCGTGATAGAAAAGGCCAAAGCAATCGTCTCCATCGTATAACGAGCCGTATAGACCTCCTGAGCATCGTCAAAAGACACCGCCGAACCTTCAGATTTGGTGGGGGCTGATCCAAAACCGGACAGCATCACCTCTTCTTCAAAGGCACGGTCAGAGCTTTCCATCGAGAAAATCTCTTCATGCTCACGATCATACTGATCGTATTCCAGTCCAAACAAAGCGTTTAGGCCGGGTTCCAACTCCTTGACGAGTTGTGCTCTACTAATAGCCATGTCTCAGC